GACCAGTTGCGCAAAACGGCGGACGAGTTCCGCTTCTATGCAGGCAATCTCGGGGATCAGGCGGATATCCTTGCAGGCAACATCACCCGGCCGCTGGCATCGATGGCCGCCTTGGGCGCGGCGATGAAGGGCGCCGGCGAGGATGGAGCGGCCGCGCTCGATGACGCCTCTGATGCCGCCGACCGGGTTGCAGAAGCCCTCGACAGTGCCGGACAGGCGGGCCGGGCTGCGGGTGCGGCCAACGCCGACGGCGCGGATCAGGCCGCAAACGGCTGGGCGGCCGTCACCGCGACACTCGCCGATTACGCCGCCAAGGCCCGCGACATCGGCGCCGATATCGGCCAGAGCCTCGTTGGCGCCTTCCGCAGCGCCGAAAACGCGGTGGCCGAGTTCGTGAAGTCCGGCAAGCTCGACTTCCGCGACCTCGTCACCTCGCTCATAGCCGATCTCGCGCGGCTCGCCGCCCGGCGCTTCATTCTGGGCCCGCTCGCGGGCGCCCTCGGCGGCATCCTTGGCGGCGCGGGCGGGCTCTTTGCGAACATCCTGCATGAGGGCGGTGTGGTTGGCGCTGGTGGCCCGACCCGAATGGTTCCCGCCATGGCCTTCGCCGCCGCGCCCCGGATGCTTTCTGGCGGTTGGGCCGGACTGCGCCCTGACGAAGTCCCGGCGATCCTGCAGTGCGGCGAGCGGGTGCTCTCGCGCCGCGAGGCGCAGGCTTGGGGCGCGGGCGGCGGCGTCACCATCAACATCAACACCCGCGACGCCGAGAGTTTCCGGCAGTCGCGCACGCAGGTTGCGGCCGACATTGCCCGCGCGGTCTCGCTCGGGCGCAGGGGGCTCTGATGGCGTTTCACGAGGTTCGGTTTCCGGACAACATCAGCCGCGGCGCGCGCGGCGGGCCCGAGCGGCGCACGCAGATCGTCGAGCTTGCCTCCGGCGACGAGGAGCGAAACGCCAACTGGGCCAATTCGCTCCGCCGCTACGACGTAGCCTATGGCATCCGCCGCGCGGACGATCTGGCGGCGGTGGTCGCCTTCTTCGAAGCTCGCAACGGCCGGCTCTACGGATTCCGCTTCAAGGACTGGGCCGACTTCAAGTCGTGCCTGCCGTCCGGGACTCCTGCGGCAACCGATCAGGCCATCGGCACAGGTGACGGGACGACGACGGCGTTCCAGCTTGTGAAGGCCTACGCGTCGGGCGCGCATGTCTGGACCCGGGCCATCACCAAGCCGGTCGCGGGCAGCGTGACTGTTGCGATCGACGGGGTCGAACAGGCGAGCGGCTGGACAGTGGACACGACGACAGGCGTGGTGACCTTCGATGCCGCCCCGGCTTCCGGCGCCGCCATCACCGCCGGCTTCGAATTCGACGTCCCCGTCCGCTTCGACACAGACACGCTCGACGTAACCCTCGATCTCGAGCGCCTCGGTTCCATCACTTCCATCCCGCTCCTGGAGATCCGGCGATGAACGACAATTCCGGCTTCGTCGCGACGGCGCTGCGGGATCTCGCGGCCTCCACCGCCGTGATCCTCGCCGCCTGGGGCGCGCTTGGCGGCGCCACCAACGCGCTGACCACCAAGATGCGCCTGCGCGACGCCCTGCGCCACATTCTGCTCGGCGGGCTCATTGCGGCCGGCATGGGGAGCCTCTCCATGGCCGTCATCACCAGCTGGCTCGGCCTGCCGCCGCAGGCGATCCCGGCGGGGGGCGCTGCCGGTTCCGCCGCCTATCTCGTCGGCGTCTTCGGCCCGGCCGTGATCGAGCTGGTGCTCGCCCGCCTTCGCCATGCGCGGGAGGGCGGCGATGACTGAGATCGTCCGTGTTTTGCGCGGCCTGCGGCGCCTGACCGACGACCCGCGTGATGCTTTCGCCCACCGTCTGCGCATTGGCCTGATGGTCGCAGCGCTCATCCTGATCCTCTCGCTTCTGAGGTAATCCCATGCACATAACCGACCGGGGCCTCCTGGCCCTTGCCCGGTTTGAGGCCATCGTGCCCGGGCCCTACTGCGATTCCACCGGCACCTGGACCTTTGGCATCGGCCATACCGCCGCCGCCGGGCCGCCCGATCCGGAGCAGATGCCGCGCGGAATGCCCGCCGACACGCAAGCCGGGATCCGCGACGCGTTCCGGGTGTTTTGCGCCGATCTGGCCGGCTACGAGGCGGACGTCCGGCGCGCCGTGACCGTGCCGCTCGCGCTGCACGAGTTCGATGCGCTGGTCTCGTTCCATTACAACACCGGCGGCATCGCGCGGGCGGCGCTGACCCGGCATCTCAACGCCGGCGATCGCGTCGCGGCTGCCGACGCGTTTCTGAACTGGCGCAAGCCCGCCTCGATCATCCCGCGCCGCGAGGCCGAGCGCGATCTGTTCCGTGATGGCCGCTATCCCACCGGCACGATCCCGGTCTGGTCCGTGGATCGCACTGGCCGGGTGGATTTCTCACGGCCGATCCGCCGCCTCACCGAAACGCAAGCGCTGGATCTGGTGCACCCCGCCAAGCCCGGATCCAGCCCAAACACACAGACCAACTGGCTCGCCCAGCTGGCCGCGATCCTCACCCGCCTCTTCAGAAGGAGTTGAACCCGATGCGCTACATCCGGCCGACCTCCCTGACGTGGTGGGCGGGCTGCCTCGCCATGCTCACCGGCATCGCCTCCATCATGTTGCCCGCCACCGGGCCGCTTGCCGAACTGTCCCGCCTCGTCGCGCTGCTCGCAGGCTCCGGCGACGCCTCGCCCGCCGGGCTCATCTTCCTCGGCCTCGGTCTCATCGGCCTGCGTGACCGGATCGAGCGGGGGTTCCGGGGCGATGTTTGAGTTGCTGGCGGGGCTCATACTGGGCGGCTGTATCGGCGTCTTCATCGTCGCCCTCTGTGTGGCCGCCGGGCGTGGGGAGCGGGACGATGGCTGAATTCCTGATCTGGCTGGTGGCGGCGCTGGGCGCGGTTGGAGGTCTGCTGCTCGGCCGGATCTGGGGCCGCGTGGAAGGAAAACGTCAGGGCAAATGGGAGGTGGCACGCGATGCATTGGAAGACACGATCGAACGCACCGAGCGCGGGCGCGATGCGCTTCGTGACGGCCGCGGCGCTGGCGATCCTGCTCAGCGGCTGCGCAACAACGACGGTGCCTGGTGATGCTGGCTGCATCTCCTACGCCGAGGCGCGGCTGGCCCGGCCACCTGCGGAAACCGTGACACAGGTGCCGCCGGACTGGGCCGACTGGATCGCCGATCTCGATGACCGCATGACGGGAACCTGCCGATGAAAGCCCTCCCCGCCGGCCTGCAGGTCCACCTGGACGAGGGCACCACGACGCTCGCCTGGTGCTGGCGCCTGACGCGTTCGGACGGGCAGGTGTTCGGCTTCACCGACCATGATCGGACGCTGAGTTTCGATGGCACGACCTATCAACCCGAGAGCGGCTTCACCGCTTCCGAGATCCGGACCGGCTCTGATCTTTCCGTGGACGCGCAGGACGCGGAAGGGGTGCTGACTTCGACCACCATCACCGAGACCGACATTCTCGACGGGCGCTGGGACAATACCGCCGTGGAAATCTGGCGCGTAAACTGGGCCGACACCAGCCAGCGCGTGCTGATGCGGCGCGGGGCCATCGGTCAGGTGCGCCGGGGCCGGGTGCAGTTCGTGGCCGAGATGCGCTCGCTGGCCCATGTCCTGAACCAGACAATCGGGCGGACGTTTCAGGCCACATGCGATGCAGCGCTGGGCGATGCCCGCTGCGGCGTGAACCTGAACGATCCGGCCAACAAGGGCAGCGGTTCGGTGGTGGCGGTTTCGGGTGCGCGCGCGTTCACCGCCTCCGGGCTTTCCGGCTTCGCCGACGGCTGGTTCGCGCTGGGCACGCTCGCCTGGACCAGCGGCGCCAACGCCGGGCGCAAGGCCGAGATCATGACCCATGCGCTCGTGAGCTCCACCGTCAGCATCACGCTGATGGAGATCCCGGTGCGCCCGCTCGGCACCGGCGATGCCTTCGACATTTTCGCCGGCTGCGACAAGGCGTTCGAGACCTGCAAGGCGAAGTTCGCCAACGCCGCGAACTTCCGGGGTTTCCCGCACATCCCCGGACAGGACACCGTTATCCGCATCGCTTCAAGCGGCGACCCGAACACCGGAGGCGTGCTGTGATCGCGAGAAAGGGCAATATCATGCCCGCGCGCATCGTAAAGGCGGCGAAGGGCTGGATCGGCACCCCCTATCATGACCAGGCGTCGATCAAGGGCGTCGGCTGCGACTGCCTCGGGCTGCTGCGCGGGGTGTGGCGCGAGGTGATCGGCCCGGAGCCGATGCCTGTGCCGCCCTACTCGCGCGACTGGGGCGAGGCGGGGCCTGTCGAGGTGCTGGCCGAGGCGGCGCGGGCGGCGATGATCGAGATCGACGTGGCCGATGCCCGCACCGGCGACGTGGTGCTGTTCCGGATGCGCCAACGGGCGATTGTCAAGCATGCGGGGATTCTCACGAATGGACGGCAAGATATTCACCGCTTCATTCACGCCTATGAACGCACGGGCGTCATCGAAGAACCGCTGACCGAGACCTGGGCGCGCCGCATCGCCTTTGCGTTCCGGTTCCCGGTGCCGGATCGCGGAAAGGGCTGAGCGATGGCGTCCATCATTCTCGCCTCCGCCGGCTCGGCCATCGGGGCCTCGATCGGTGGCGGCATTCTCGGCGTGTCCTCGGGCGTCATCGGCGGGGCCATCGGCTCCATGGCGGGATCGCTGGTCGACAGCTGGATCGTTTCGTCGCTGGCGCCGGGCCAAACCGTCGAGGGCGCGCGGCTCGAAAACCTCGCTGTCACCACCTCCACCGAGGGCGCGGTAATCCCGCGCGTTTGGGGCCGGATGCGGCTCGGCGGCAATATCATCTGGGCCACGGATTTCACCGAGACCGTATCCACCAGCACCACCGGCGGCGGCAAGGGCGGCGGGCCGAAAGTCACCACGACGACCTATACCTACACCGCTTCCTTCGCCGTGGCGCTCTGCGAGGGGCCGATTTCCGGCATCGGGCGGGTGTGGGCCGACGGCAAGCCGCTGGACCTTTCGGGCATGACATGGCGGCTCTACAAGGGGAACGAAACGCAAGTTCCCGATCCGTTCATCGAGGCGAAGATGGGCACGGGCAACGCGCCGGCCTATCGCGGCACGGCTTACGTCATGTTCGAGGACTTGCCGCTGGAAAAGTTCGGCAACCGCATCCCGCAGTTGTCCTTCGAAATATTCCGCCCGCTGGTGGAAGCCGACACCGCCGAGGGCATGGTGAAATCCGTCACCATGATCCCCGGCTCGGGCGAATTTGTCTATGCGACCGAGCCGATCACCCGTGGAACCGGCGGTAACACGACCTCGGAGAACGTCAACAACGCCACCGGCAAGCCGGACATCCTGGCATCGCTCGACAACCTGAAATCGTCGGCGCCTGCTGTGCAGAACGTCTCGCTCGTGGTCAGCTGGTTCGGCCTCGATCTGCGCGTCGGGAACTGCCAGATCAAGCCCGGCGTCGAGACCGCGACCAAGACCACCGCGCCGAAGGTCTGGGGCGTGAACGGCGTAACCAGGTCGGGCGCGCATCTGATCAGCACCGATGGGCAGGGCAAGGTCAATTACGGCGGCACGCCCGCGGATTTTTCGGTGGTGCAGGCGATCAAGGAGATGAAGGCGCGCGGTTTGCGGGTCACCTTCTATCCCTTCCTGCTGATGGACATTCCGGCCGGGAATACGCTCCCCGATCCTTACAGCGACAACGCCGCCACGGTAGGCCAGCCGGCCCACCCCTGGCGCGGGCGCATCACCTGTTCGCCTGCCGCCGGCTACGTCGGCACTGTGGACAAGACCGCCGCCGCGGCCGCTCAGGTCAACGCGTTCTTCGGCAATGCGCAGGTGTCAGACTTCGTGGTCTCGGGCGAAACCGTCACCTGGACCGGCGGCAATGACTGGGGCTACCGGCGGATGATCCTGCACTACGCCCACCTCTGCAAGGCGGCGGGCGGCGTCGACGCCTTCCTGATCGGCTCGGAGCTCGTCGGGTTGACCACGATCCGCGACAGCGCCACCGGCTTCCCGGCGGTCGCGGCCATGAAGCAACTGGCGGCGGATGTGCGTGCGATCCTCGGGTCCGGCAACAAGATCAGCTATGCCGCCGACTGGTCGGAATATTTCGGCCACCAGCCTGATGACGGATCGGGAGATGCGCTCTTCCACCTCGATCCCCTCTGGGCCGACGCCAACATCGACTTCATCGGCATCGACAACTACCTGCCGCTTTCCGACTGGCGCGATGGCACGGACCATCTGGATGCCCAAGCCGGGTGGGCCTCGGTCCGTGACCTCGATTACCTGAAATCCAACATCGAGGGTGGCGAGGGGTATGACTGGTTCTATGCGTCAAGTGGCGATCGTGACCTACAGAATCGCACGACCATAGCAGATGTCGCTTATTCCAAACCGTGGGTATTTCGGTTCAAGGATATCCGGTCGTGGTGGTCAAATCAGCACTTCGATCGTCCCGGTGGTGTAGAAAAGGCCACATCGACCGCGTGGGTGCCGCAATCAAATCCGATCCGCTTCACCGAGTTCGGCTGCCCCGCCGTCGATCGCGGCACCAACCAGCCGAATGTCTTCTACGACCCGAAGTCGTCCGAGAGCGCCCTGCCGTATTACTCGCGGGGCTGGCCCGACGAGGCGGTGCAGCGGGCGTACATCGAGGCCACGCTCGGTTTCTGGGGCGATGGAACGAAGAACCCGGTCTCGAGCGTCTATGGCGCGCCAATGATAGAGATCGCCGAGGCCGCGCTCTGGACCTGGGACGCCCGGCCTTACCCCGACTTCCCGGCTCGTGCGGATGTCTGGTCGGACGCCGCCAACTGGCGGCTGGGCCACTGGATGGGCGGGCGGCTCGGGCAGGTGTCGCTGGGCGCGCTGGTGCGCGATCTGTGCCGGGCCGCCGGTTTGGACGACACCCTCGTGGATGTCTCCGAGCTCTCCGACATCGTGCCGGGCTTCACCGTGGCCGCGCTGGAAAGCCCCCGCGCCTCGATCGCGGTGCTGGCCCGCCACTTCGGCTTCGATGCCGTGGAGAGCGGCGGGCGGATCGTGTTCCGGGCACGGGGACGGGCGCCATCTGTCACCGTGGCACCGGACCAGCTGGTGGCGAACGGGTCCGGCGAAGTCCTGGAGCTGACCCGCGGGCAGGAGACCGAGCTGCCGCAGGCATTGAAGTGGCAGCTGGTCAGGGCTGACGAAGAGTATGATGCCGCCACCGTCGAGGCGCGCCGCAGCGTTGTCCAGGCCGCGCGGGTGTTCTCCGAGAGTTTCCCGCTGGCGGTCTCGCTCGAGGAGGCCGACCGGCGCTGCCGCCGCGCCCTGATGGAGGCCTGGGTCGGGCGAGAGGCGCTCACCGCCCGGCTGCCGCCGTCGATGTTGCGGCTCGACCCCGGCGACGTGATTGCGCTGGAGCATGACGGGCGACAGGTCGAGTATCGCCTCACCCGCATCAATGATGCCGGGCCGCGCGCCATCGAGGCCCTCCGCGCGGACGCCGCCCTCTACGATCTGCCCCCCGGCAAGGGCCGCGCACCACAGCTGGCCACCCCCACCGTCTTCGGGCCGGCCGAGGTGGCGCTGATGGACCTGCCGCAGTTGTCGGATGCCGTGCCGGCGCACCGACCCTACGCGGCGGTGTTTGCTCGGCCCTGGTATGGCACCGGCGCGGTCTGGCGGAGCGCCGACACCTCGGGCTTCCAGCTGCTCGACACCATCGGTGCGCCGGCGCGCCTAGGGGTACTGGCCGCCGATCTGCCCGCCGGGCCGGTGGACCGGTTTGATGCGGGGAGCGAACTGTTGGTGGACTTGTCATCGGGGACGCTGACCTCGGTGACCGATACCGAGCTCTTGAACGGTGCCAACGTGCTGGCCGTCGAGAGCGCGCCGGGTGTCTGGGAGATCGTCCAGTTCGGGAACGCAGAACTGGTGTCGACCGGGCGCTATCGCCTCACCCGCCTGCTGCGCGGGCAGCGGGGCACGGAAGATGCCATGGGCAATCCAGCGCCCACTGGCGCGAGGGTGGTGATCCTCGACACCACCGTCCAGCCGCTCTCGATCGCCGAGGCCGATCTCGGCATTCCCTGGAACTGGCGCATTGGCCCCGGCACTGCCGCGCCCTCCGACGCCATCATGCAGGCGCTCAGCTTCACGCCTAACGGGCGTGGGCTCATGCCCTTTGCCCCGGCCCAGCCCCGCATGCGGCGCGCGGCGAACGGTGACCTTGCCATCCGCTGGCTGCGCCGCGACCGGGCGCTTGCCGCCGACAGCTGGGTGCTGGCGGAGGTGCCCATGTCGGAGGCCAGCGAGGCCTATGATCTGGAGATCCTGAGCGGCGGCAGTGTGGTGCGCACGGTTGCGGGACTGACTGCACCGAGCTTCCTCTACACCGCCGCCGACCAGACCGCCGATTTCGGCGGAGATGTCGGCAGCGTTGATGTCCGCATTTACCAGATCGGCGCGCTCGGCCGCGGCGTGCCGCTTGTCACCACCCTCGCCGCTACGGAGTCCGTTTGATGACCACCCCCAATCTCGCCCTGCCGCTTCTCGCCGCCGCCCAGGCGCAGAAGCACATCACCGTCAATGAGGCCCTCGCGCTGCTCGACGGGCTGGTGCAACTTGTCGTGAGGGACCGGGATCTGACCACGCCGCCGGCCAGCCCGGCCGAAGGGGATCGTTACATCGTGGCCGCCGGCGCGACCGGCGCCTGGGCCGGCTGGGATGGCGACGTGGCGCTGTTTACGGGTGGCGCGTGGTTGCGGCTGGCACCGCAGGAGGGTTGGCGGGTCTGGGTGGAGGACGAGGGGGTGCTGGTCGTGCACGTGAGCGGAGCCTGGCTCACGCTCGATGCTGCGCTGGGTCTGCTCAAGCGCGGCCCGGCCGTCGAGGTGGCCCGGGGTCCGGGCGGATCATCCATCGGGCTGCACGTGGAGGAAGAACTGCTCTCGGGGCTCTCCGGTGCCTCCGTCGCCTCGACCATCGCCATTCCCGACCGCGCCATCGTGCTGGCGGTTTCAACGCGAACAGTTGCGGTGGTCTTGGGCGCAACGTCCTACGATTGCGGCATCGCCGGCGAGCCCGCCAAGTTCGGCGGCAGCCTCGGCGTGGCGGCCGGCAGCACCAATGTGGGCGCAATCGGCCCGCAGGCCTTCTATGCCGACACGCCGGTCGTCCTGACCGCCAATGGCGGCGACTTCACCGGTGGCGATGTGCGCATTGCCATCCAGTACCTGCTGCCCACGGCGCCGGCCGCCTGA